ATTCTTCAAAGATACCAACTCCAATGGTTAAAGAAGTAAATTCAACAGCATTCAGTTTACATGATAAAGAACCGCATACAATAAAATACAAATATAATCTTGGATTCATCAACATGGGTGATATCAAAGTAGGTGACTATGTATTTGATAGACATGGTAGACCCACTAAGGTTCTTAAGATATTTGAATATGGTGAACAAGACATTTATCAGTTAACTTTCGAAGACGGTAGAACAGCTCGTTGTACTCTTGATCATATGTGGGCTTTATATGTTGATGATAAAGAGAAATTCAATACATACATTCTCGGAGAAGACATGATCCCCATGTTCAACGAAGGACATAAGTTATATGTTCCTACATGCAAACATCCTGTACAGTATGAAGATGTCAATATGTATATTGGTACTGAAGATATGTTTGAAACAACAAAAGCAAATTATCTTTATTCATCACCTACCAGGACTGGTGATTTCTTAAACAATGCTTTGCAAACAGCTAAACCAGCTACTGACAAAGGTATTTATTATAAATCATATTATGTACCTGATAATGAATTCCAACAGAATCGTATTGATAAACATATCAATGAAACAATTCTTCCTTTGTTGTATTCTCAAGGATTCTCTGCTATTTATAAAGAGCATGTTCTTTATTATTGGAAATCCAATAAACTCAAAATAGTTGATATCAAGAAACTTGATTACAAAGAAAACTGCAGATGTATTCTTGTTGATAATCCTGAGCATCTGTATCTCACTGATGATTATATTGTTACACATAATACGTACTGTTCGGGTGTTGGTTTATGTAAGTATGGTGTCAAAACATTAATCATCATGCATCGTGATCAGTTACGAGTTCAATGGATGAATTCATTATACAAGATGAATGGTTTAAATTCTTCATATGTTCATGAGATAGATTCTTCAGAAGAACTGTATGAGATTGCTACTGGAGAATATAAACCAAACTATGATGTTTACTTAATGACTCATGCTACATTTCGTGCTGGATTAAAAAGAATCGGTAGTATGAAATTAGCAATGAATATTGGTAAGAATCTTGGTATTGGTTTAAAAATCATTGATGAAGCACATCTCGAATTCAAAGATACTATATTAATGGATTTCATTTTTAATGTAAAAAGAAATCTGTATCTTACTGCAACAGATGGTCGTAGTAGTAAAGATGAAAACAGTATCTTCCGTCATGTATTCAGTAGCTGTGTATATTATAAACCTTCAGCTATGTTGACCGATAATAGACCAAAGAAGTGGGTAAACTATTATGGTGTGGAAGTCAACACTCATGTCAACAAAAACATCTACAAATACCGAGTTGTAGGTAGTAAGAGTATGACTCCTGCTTCATATGGTCAATGGGTTATCAAACGTGATAAAACATTACAACATTTCAAGTGCTGTCGTGACATTGTTAAACAGCTATTCAAAGAAGATCAATATGCTAAACTCATTATCTTCATGCCTCTGATTGATTTGTGTGAAGAATGTGCTTACTTTTTAACAATGGAATTACAAAAAGATCCAGAGTTTCCTTACGATGTTGATATAAGAACAATCAATTCAAAAAACTCTAAAAAGGATAACGAGTTAGCTAAACATTCTGATATAATTGTCACAACCATTGGATCATGTGGAACTGGTACCGATATTCCTGGAATAACTGGAATAATCTCATGCAGTCCCTTCGTTTCAAAAGTGACTTGTCAACAGGTCTTTGGTAGAATTCGTTACTGTGGTAAAATATGTAGCTACTACGATATATGGGATTCTTCAGTACCAATGGACAAGTACTGGTATCAGAGCAGAAAAAGAACTCTTGGTCATTTAGCTCTTAATGTAAGAGAACTATCATGGAGTGATGATACCAGTAATGAACAACAACCGTAATAAACAATCAATAATTATATGATATAGAATCTAAAAAGATTGATGAGATGGAAATGGTTTATAGCGTATGAATATCATGAACTCATCTCACAGGATGAATATCACAATCTTTCGATGGATGAATTGTTTTCATAACTGAATTATGGAATTCTTCATTCATTACTGGTTTAATGCAATTCTCAATCTCAGAGGGTACTGGACGGAATGCATTAACCAACATCTGTAATGTGGATTCGGTTAATAACATTAACCGAAACACCTCCTTTCGAACAAAACATATCATCAATCTTTAAAATGATTCTATATCATATTAATTATATATCCACAATTAAAAGAAAAGAAAGAACAAAGCGAGTGTATGGGGCTTTAAGCCCCATATATTTTTATAATTCGCATACATATTATTTATATGCATTGAATATACGTACAGTATAATCTCAATGAATAAAATTGAAAGGAATGTGTAGAATGAAAACAAAATCATTACGAAAACTACTCAATTCGTATGGCACAACTATTTCATGTGTTAGTCTGATAAGTATGGGATTCATGTTACCAATACACGATTTGCTCTGTACAAAGACAAATAGTTATGTTGGTACTGGTATAACAATCTTAGTGCTTGCTATCATAATGAATATAGTGATAACCAAAATGAACAAAGATTTGGTTAAAGCATACAATGAGAAATTAGCTAAAGATGCTCACGAGTTGGCATTACAACTGAGAGGCGATAAGAATGTGGATACAGACGTTCTGAAAGACCTCTTAGAAGAAGTGAAAAATAAATGATATATTGGGGAGCTACGCTCCCCAATTATAATCATTATTCTGTTATACCGAATGACTCGCAACCATCATCATTGATTCCGGGTGCTGGTTTATAGGGTGGGAATATTACTTCAGGATCGTATGAATGAACTTTTGATTCCAACCATGTGACATATCGGTTGTTATCACCAACGATCCAGTTCATAAGTAAGTTGAGTTTCGCAGTAAGCACATTTACACGATCACTCAGTTCCTTATTCTGTCTTCTCAGTTCTTCGGATTCTTTCTTATGGGTCTCAGCAAGTTCTTTGAGCTGTGATGCGATATATTCGTTCATCTTATGCTCAGCTTCTTGGCGAGCTGCTTCAGCCTGCTGTTCAAGAAGTTTGGCTTCAGCTTTGTATTTTCTGGCACTAAGCATTGCCACAATAGCACCAGTAATGCCGCCAGACCCGAGAATGGCACTGATAATTGTAACAATCAACTGTGTATTGTTCATTGTCGTTCCTTCTCTCCCCAATATATTTTAAGAGATATACTTCTTCAAATGGTCTCGGAACACATTTGGAATATATCATTACATTCGTGTTAAAAACACATTTTAAACAACATTAAGTTAGTAAAATTCTGGTTAATTCCAGAAGTTTTACATATAATCCTATCATTTAATCTTCTTCAAAGTAAAAGTACCTTAGTGACAAAGGTCCATATGTCCAATCAGAGTAAATCTTATTTAATTATACAATGCTCTGAGAAAACAAGCAAACCCCATAAACGAAAGGAATGTTTATAATGAAGAAAAGAACAAACGAGGAAAAGAAAAATACATACGGCGTCCGGCGTCAGCCGCTCTACGTCAGAAAGAAATCATTGTTCATGAGAGCAATTGGTGTTTTGACTGGAGCAGCTGTAGGATTAACTTGTATGGCATTGCCTGTATTTGCTGCATTACATCAGGAAGATATCAATGATACTTCTAAAGAAGATGTAAATACAACAATGCAGGAGACGTTAACTGATATGATGGATTCTGCTAATGATTTATTTACTGAATTCGAAGAATATATTGGTTATGGAGATTCAGTATCAATGACGACGGTTACTGGTACTACATCTTCTACAACAACGTCTACATCGTCCTCGTCAACAACGACATCTTTGATAGCGACAACAAGCTCATCCGCGAAGAAAGCAACTACATCTACAACTACATCTACTAAGAAACCAGTTGATGCAGAAACAGCAACGTCATCCTCTACTACGTCGACTACAGTAAAGGAGACTACAACAACTACTTCTGCAACAACAACCACTACATCTACTACAGTTGCGACTACTACGACCACGACTCCAAGGGAATACATAGTCTACAAGCCTTCAACACATTATGTGCATAAGAATACTTGTAGGTGGTTTGATTCCACTTGTAAGGAGATCACGTCAACCGATGGTTTAGAGTGTAGAAGATGCTCTGAGTGTAAAGCAGACATTGAAATTGTCAAGGAATATATTCCTCCTCAGAAATCGGCTACAACTACCACAACACAGAAAACAGTTGTAAACAACGGAGGACATTATGCATGCAACTTTATCACAGATACTGAAAGAATATATCTGTGTAATATAGTTGGCTCAGAATATGGAGCTGACTGGGTGTCTTTATACGACAAGGCACTTGTTGTAGCAACTGTTATGAACCGCTACTATGATGGCGGTTGGACCGGTGGTAGACCTAACACCATTTATAATGTAATCACAGCACCGTATCAGTATTCAACAGCTTATGCTGTTCCATATTATAGGTATAACGTGACACAGTCATGTATAGACGCTGTTGATTACTATTTCATGCATCGAAGTGAATTCCCTCATGTAACAAGTTACTGGGGAGATGGCAGAGTAAATCACTTCCGTTGAGATGAAATAGGAAACTAAAGAAGATAGGTAGGATTGAAAAATGAAAAAGGGTGTAAAAATACAGAAGGTTATTATTACTGATGGAAACATTACTGCTTATGATACAGAAGGCGGTACCATCAAACTCACCCGTGATGAAAGAAATACTCTTGCTTCGTACAAGAAGCCCGACTATGTAGAATCTATCCAAAAGAAATTTGGTAATAAACAAATCTTAGATTCATCTTTCAAAGTTGAAAAGAATGGAATAGTGAAATTCCAGCTATAATCAAGAAAGGTATATTGGGGAGCGTAAGCTCCCCAATATATTTTTTTTTTATTCATCTTCCTTATAATCTTCGTCACCATCATTGAATGTGATGGTTTCATCTTCCTTCATCGCTTCATAGAGAGTGTCTACCGGTATTACCAATTCCTGAGGAAGTGTTTCTTCTTTTTTGGTAAGTTGTTTACCAACTTGATGAACACCTGTTGCTGATGCACCTGCAGCTAATCCGATAAAGATAGCTTCGATGATGTTGTTTCCCATAGGAACACTGGGAATGAAGTATCCTGATATACCAAGAATAACTCCTAACACTAAAGAACAAATCGGAATATATTTATTCCAATCTTTCCGTAAAGAATTAGCTATGAGTTTAATACATTCATTACCAACGCCTACGAATGCCGAGATTGTGATGATTGAGAATTCTAACATAATTTTTTCACTCCTAGACACACATATATTTACAATGACTGAATGAGTTGTGTGCATTCAGTTATTACAAATCTGTGTGTTACGAAAGGAGGATTATGGCACATGGGAAAGAAGAAAACACACACTAAACACGGTTGTGATGATAATGTTGATCAGATTATCATCAGATCAGAAAGAACCCCTGATGATGATATTGCATCAATGACATCAGCTGCTGACGTGCTGAAAGCATTATCAGCAAACAGGAAAAAGAATAATTTAAAATCTAAGAAAAGAGGAAAATGATTATGGATCACAAGGATTTACTTAATGACGTCGTTAAGAACATGGCTACAACAAACGAGGAGGAAGTTGTTGGTGGCCAGATGAATGGTGGAAGTGATGACATGGATGCTGGTATTCCGCTTTATCTTTCTATCGGAGAGACATACATGATGGATGCCAATGTATATGATTGGGAGAAGTCTGTAGAATTACTCCCTCAGATGGAAACAAACATGATGGGTATCAGAGGTATTATGAGATCTCTGGTTGATTCTGCTTATGGCAGAAAGCCTGAGGATGGTGATGATACAACTCTTGCTCAGAGAGCTATCAGTGAATTCACCAACTTCTTCAAGCAGTATCAGATTGATATTGACTACAAGAAGTATTTCGAGGGTAAACCTGATACTGAAGAGAGTGGTGATATTGCTATAGCAATGCTCATGGGATTTGATGCAATGAATATTATTGCTACAATCAAGGAGCACACAGTAACATATCAGACAATAAAGGTTCTTCAGAATGCTTACAGTAGTCTTGATGAGATTATGCATGATAATGAAGAACTCAATGCTGAAATGGAAGACGATACACTTCTCAGTCAGATGGCTAGTGTTGGTAACTTCGATAAAGAAGAGACTGATGCTGATGTAGAACTCAACACATATAATGTCGTAGGCTTATATGTTCTTGATCACAAGGAAGATGGTTCTGAAGTCATGGTATTCGACAAGGTTGTTTCAATCGAGGAAACAGCTTATATAGCAGCGGATGAACAGTATCTTCTCGAGTATGAGAACTTTGATACTGAAAACATGGTTGCTACTGCAAGTGGTGTTATCATGGCTCATGATCTGGATGAAGCTAGAGAAGTGGCTGCTGAGTTCTTTGTATCTAATGAAGCAGATATTCCTGTTCCTGGTCATGAGAATGACATGGCTATTGAGGAAACATTTGATGAAGATAAGACAATGACTCAGGAAGATCTTCTGAGAACATTTGGATTTGATTCACATGATGTATCCGGATTAATCGATAACTAATAAAGGAGAGATCGTTATGAAGATTATTACACCTTCAATCAGACCTGTTAAAGAATATGATGGAGATCAGATACTGCTGGAGTTAGATTCAGCAGCACGTCTCTGTTATAAGAGTGAGGGTAAGATTAATTACAATAATCTTGGTAACGTTATCAGAAGCTGTATCAAGAACGGACACACATCCGTTCTTGAACATGTTTCATTATCATTTAATGTGGTACTTGATAACGGTATACTGAGAGAATGGACTCGTCACCGTATAGCTAGCTATTCTGTTGAATCTACTAGATACTGTGACTATTCTTCAAAGGGAGGAATTAAGTATATTGCTCCTATTGAATTTGAGCAAGACTCCGCAGCATACAAAATTTGGAAGAGATCTTGTGAACAGGATGAGGATGCTTATAATGAAATGGCTAAGTTGCAGTGTCAGCCTCAGGAAAGAAGAAGTGTATTGAATTTCTCAGTAGCATGTGAGATGCGTTTCACTGCTAATCTCAGAAGTTTAAGAAATCTTCTTTCATTAAGATGTGCTAAAACAGCTCATCTCCATATGAGAGAACTCTGCATTCCTCTTCTGTTATATCTCAAGGATTTAATTCCTATTGTATTCGATGATATCGATTATGATCATGACTTCGTTGATAAGTACCTTGATGGTGAAACGGAATGCTACACTAAATATGTACGTCTTTATCCTGTACTTGAATCATATGGTGATATTCTCGCTGCGGAAAAATGCAAACGTTTGTTCGTTGAATACTTTGATCAGAAGCTCGATATCAATATCACAAGAAACGATATCAGAGATACCAAGTATGTTAACTATTATGACGACTGCTGTGAAGTCGCTTTTTGTTATAGCGTTATTCAGACAACATGTGATCAGAAGGATGTTGTTGTATACTTAATGCTGAATGATACTTTTGATATTGAATCGAGACTCATTGATGGAGGTTTCTCTGATAATGTTGAATTCAATATAATACATACATTGAAACTTATCATTGAGGAAAATATCAATATTACAGATTCTGAATCCAACAAGATTGATATAGATTCTGATACAATGCTTAAACAGATACTGGATAGTGACATGTATGATGAATACCTTAAGTATGAGGAGGAAAAGAACAATGGCTAAAATATTACACCATAATGATGATGATGGTAGATGTGCTGCATTTATTGCAAAATC